ATTGCAAGGGGAGTTCCTGTTGTCTTTCCTTCAAAAAATCCACTCAAAATCTCAAATTCATCCTTCTCAACTCTAGGTGTTGTCAATTTTGACCTTCCTGGTGCCCTTCTTTTCATTTCTTCTGTAATAAATTCCAAATCTAGTTCTGTTCCAGCTGGAATTCCATCAATATTTACTCCTAACGCTGTCCCATGCGATTCTCCAAACAATGAAATTTTATAATTTTTTCCAAAATTTGCTCCCATTTTTTTCCTTTCTATTTTCCCACATTTTTATTCATCATCATTTTTTACAACAAAATCTTTTCCATTTACAAAAACTGCCTCACTATTGCTTATTGGAAGCAAATTTAATTTATTTCGGTGCGCTTGACCCATCCTTAGGCAAAGCAGGAGCAAGCCGTGACCCCTCTGCCATTTTAGTGGGCGGGTATCACCGAGAAACAGGCAAGTTATATGTCGTGGAAGCGCAAGTGAAGAAACGTTTGCCTGATTTAATTATTGAAGATGTGATCCGTATGCAGAAGCAATACCACTGTCAGCGGTGGTTTGTTGAAACGGTGCAATTCCAAGAGTTTCTTAAAGATGAGCTGATTAAACGCGGTGCGCGGTCGGGTGTGCATATCCCCGTGCGCGGTATCAAGCCGTCATCGGACAAGATGTTGCGGATTGAGACTTTGCAGCCGCATATGGCAAACGGGCTGATTTTGCTCAACCCCGACCAAAAGACCTTAATCAGCCAGTTGCGCCACTTCCCGAAAGCCGACCACGACGACGGACCCGATGCGCTGCATATGCTGTGGATGGCGGCAACAACGGGCAATGTGTCAAACAGGGCGCGTGCGATTGATTTGCCTGCGCCGATGTTGGATATGTGATTTTAAGGTCGTCTGAAACCGTTTTCAGACGACCTTTCGGAGTAAAAAATATGTTCGGATTGATTAAAAGTGCAACGCGGAAAACCGCCATCAAGACATTGACGAGCGCGACCGAAGATGCGTTGGAAAGCCTGTTTTCGAATATGGAAGGCACGGACGCGCTGCTTTCGCGCCTCGGTGTGGACAGACAGCAGGCATTGGACGCGGTGGTAAGCGATGACGAGGTGGCTGCCTGTTTGGAGGATTTACATGCGGCCATGCTCAACAAGACTTGGCGGATTTACGGCGAGGATTTGGGCGACGAGGATAAAGACCGCCTGTGGAAAACGCTTAAACGCCACCTGCCCGCGCTTGCCGAAATCGTCCTGACGGCTCGACTGGGCGGATACGGTGTGGGTCGTTATGTCTATCAGCCCGAACCCGACGGCTTTTTGACGATTAAACACATCAGCAACAAGAGCGGCGAATTGGCGAAATATATCCCCTACCGCGACGGTTCGCTGGTGTATCGCGGTACTGGCGGCGAGGAGGCTTGCAATACGGATGTCTTGTATCTCTTTATTGCCCATCGTGCGACATCGACCAATCCTGCGGGCGAAATGGCGGCGGCGCGGCTGTATGCGCCTGTCGCGTTGCGTAAAAAAGGCTTTATTTATGCGGCGCAATTTATCACGCGCTACGCCCAGCCGTATTTGATTGCCAAAATCCAAGCCAACAGCGAGGACGATCACAACGGATTTATGAGCCGTTTTTACCGCTTTGTTTCCGGCGGCGCGTTGAGTATCGACCGCGAGGACGATGTGATGATGCTGCAAAACAGCGCGGACGGTCAGGCATTCCGCCGATTGGAAAACCTCGCCAATGCGCGTATCCAAAAAACGCTGTTGGGCAAGGTCAAAACCAGCGACCTTGAGACTGCCAGCCGCGCCAGCCAAGAGACCGAAGAAAACAACCGCGACGAGCGCATCGGCGCGTACCTTGCCCTTTTGTCCCGCGCCGCGCAGCACTTTATCGACGCGCTCGTGATGGTCAACAACGCCTACGGCAAGACCATCAACGCGCCAAAGGGCGTGTGGTTTGAGTTTGAAGATGAAATTAAGGTCGATAAAACCCGCGCCGAGCGCGACAAGATGTATATGGATACGGGACAGCTTTTACTGACCGAAACCTACTACCGCGACATCTTGGGCTTCGAGCCGGAGCATTTCGAGCTGCGCGACCCGAAAGCGTCGTCTGAAAACCCTGCACCCGCCAAATTCAGCCTGCGCCTGTCTGACGGCCTTGCCCATAATGCGCCTGATACGGCGGAGCAAGCAATCGCCCGCCCGAAAATGGAAGCGGTGTTGGGTTTGCTGGAAAGCTGCAAAGACTACGCCGAATTTGAGGAAAAGCTGTCCAAGCTTGATTTGAGCAAGGGCGACAATCTCTTGATTCAGCGTTTGGTTTCAGACGGCCTTTCGGCTTGGGCTGACGGAGCGGACGATGGACGGGATTGAATACAACTTCGTGGGGCTGGTCGATAAAGCCGCCTTCGAGCATTTCAAAGCCAAGAAAATCCTGCCCGGATTCAGTCATTACGATGTATGGCTGTATCAGCACAGCCTTGCGTTTACCGTCGCCAAGATGATGGACGCGGATATGCTTGCCGAAGTCAAAGACGCCATCGAATCCGCGCAACAAAACGGCACGGCGTTTGCCGATTTTAAAAAGCGTTTAAAACCGTATTTGATGGCGAAAGGCTGGTGGGGCGAGCAAGTGTTGACCGACCCGATGGACGGCGAGCCGAAATTGGTACAGCTCGGCAGTACACGTCGTCTGAAAACCATCTTTAACACCAATATGCAAACCGCCTTTGCGGCGGGGCAGTGGCAGCGGATTCAGGCAAACAAAAAAGCCTTGCCGTATTTGCGTTACAACCATTCCGCCGCCGGGCATCCGCGCGACAGCCATAAACGCTACTACGGCTTAGTCCTGCCGGTTGACCACGACATTTGGAAAGTCATCTTTCCGCCCAACGGCTACGGCTGCAAATGCTCGGTTTCCGCACTGACCCGTCGGCAGGCGGAGCGTGAGGGCATCAGCGGCGAGCCTGATGTGGATATGGTCGAGTTTACCAATCCGCGCACAGGCAAAACGGTATTGATTCCCGACGACATCACGCCGAGCTTCGCGCACAACCACGGCGACCGATTGGGCGCGATGGACGCGATGTTTGGCGAGAAAAACGGCGAAGAGGCACTGGCCGCCATGATTGCCGAGCGCGAGGCGTGGTTGGACAAGCGGTACAGCGTGCCGTCTGACAAAGTGGCGGTGTTGGCTTTGCCGGACAAGGTGTCGGAAAAAGAAGTGCGCAGGCTGACAAAAGAGCAGTCTGCCAACAATACCAAAGACCACGAAGCAAGAGCTGCGGCAGCGTGGCAGGCTGAAACGGGCGACAGGCTGGAAGTGTTCGATTTGGCGGTAGAAAAAGGCAAAGGACAAGCCGATTATCTGATTGTTTCAGACGACCTGCCCCGCGAGGAATGGGCAAAACTGGATTTTATGTTTACCGAAAATCCCGAACGTGCGGAATTGATGAACCGTTATTTTGCACACACCGCAGGGGCGTGGAATACCAAGGTCGACAAGATTCAGGAGCATTTTGATAAAGCCGATATTGTCCCGCTTGATTTACGCCATCTGAATGCGGCAAACCGGCATAAATTGTTGCAGTATGTGTTATCATTGCCGAAAGAACAGCGGGATAAAGTCCGCTTATTGGTAAAAATATCGGAGTAAGTCATGCCGTCTGAACTGTATGTCAGCCGCGAGGTAAAAGTATTTTTAGGCGGGAAAACCGCCCCGTCCGAATTGTTGGACTATCTGTACCCGCGTCTTGCCGAAATCGACAAGGAAGCAGCCGACCAAATGCAGGGTGAGTTTTCGGGCTGCGTATTTTCGATTGCGGATTTGTCCGCTGCGGCATTCGCCCGTGTGCGCGGATGGATACTTGAGGCTGCTGAAAAGTCCGAGTGGATTAAGCCCTACAAAGCCGATTTAAAAACCGCCCTAGAAGCTGATCCGAGATTTAAACCTGTATAACCCGAAGGTCGTCTGAAACCGTTTCAGACGACCTTTTTTCATAACCGCCCAAATTTCGCGTTTAAGCGCGTTTTATCGGTCGGGATAGGCAAAGATATGTCCGAGAGTTTAAATGCAATCTGACGCAGCCCTAAAAGCCCTCTGAAAACGTTTTTGAAACCGCCCCCGTCTGCATTTTCGGATATGCCCTAAATTTGCGATTTTAGGCGGGTCGGATAACAAAGATAGGCAAAACCCCCGTCAGAATCTTAAAAATCAATCTGACGCGATTCTAAAGCGGTTAAAGTGGGTATTTTTATATTTTGCGCGTAAGGATTTTTAAAAGGTCGTCTGAAACCTGAAATACGGTTTCGGGCGGCCTTTTGCATTTTAGACAACAAAGTGAAGTCATGCCGCCGTCTGTTTGCCGTCATGCGTTGCACAATGGCGGCTATGAATACGAAAACATCACCCCTCAATATCAAGTTGTCCGCCGCGCTGCCGGTTGCCTTGGCGACCCGTGCGGATGATGTGCGTACCTTTAAGGGCGTCGCCAATTCGGGCAAGCCGTTCGGCTATGGCGGTTATCAGACCGTTGTTGATTTGGCGGAGCTGTCGCACAAAGCGTCCGTCCCCGTCCTGTTGGAACATTCGCCGCTGAAAATGGCGGGCGTGTGCAGCCTGTCGGTAACGGCGGACGGTCTGATTGCCGAGGGCAGTCTGTTGTCAAACGAGTTTGGCACGCAGATCGCCGAAGCAGCCGACCAAGGCTTTCCGTGGGAAATGTCGGTTTATGCGCAGGCGGCATCCTACGAGGAGCTGGCGGCGGGCGCAGTGTTGTCCGTCAACGGTAACGAAGTAACGGGGCCTGCGGTGATTTTGCGCCGCTGCACCATCCGCGAGGTGTCGTTTACCGCCGTCGGCGTGGACAGTGAGACGGAGGCAGTGGTGTTGTCGGACGGCAGCCCCTTGCCGGATATTTTTAAACAACCTTTGGAGTTATCCATGACACCCGAAGAAAAGAAAGCGTTTGACGACCTGAAAGCGGAAGTCGATACGCTCAAGGCTGAAAAAGCCGAAGTCGAGAAAAAGCTGAAAGAAGCTGAGGTGGCCGCCAAGAAAAACCAAGTCAAGGCGAAATTGTCCGCCGCAGGCTTTAAAGAAGGCGAAGACGGCAAGTTTGAAGGCTTGTCCGACGCGACGATGACCGTGCTTTTGTCTGCCGACATCGAAGCGGCAGAAGCCATGATTACCGATTTGACGCCGAAAGCTGCTCCATCTGTCGTACCGCCTGCGCTGTTGAGCGAAGGCGCAGGCAAGGACGAATCCGAACAAATCGGCGCGGAAGGCAAATTATCGATTGCCAGCTGCAAAGGCTCATTGGGAGGCTCTTATGTCTAAAGTCAAAACCGAAATCTTAGGTCCTGTTATTTCGGATTTCCTGAAATACGAAGCAACCCCGCAAACCCGTGTTGCCGTTGCTGCCGATACCGGCACGAAAGCAGGCAAGTTTGTCGAGTACCCGCTGCGCGGCAAAAAACTGGTGGCGTTGACCGATGAAGCCGACGGCAAAGTCGTCGTACAGCCGCTCAACTGCATTATCGACCTGTCAAAAGTTGCCGATGCGGACGTCAAAACAGCCACTACCGGCAAAACCTTGGACGCGCTGAAAAAAGAAGGCGACGCATACGGCATCGTTTACCAAGGCACGCCCATCGCCTGATTTTCAGACGACCTTTAAACCTGATTTAACAAGGACACATCATGCCTTTATCCGATAACAGCAAGTTTGGCGTGCAGGCTTTGACCACCGCCATCAACAAAATCGACCCGGGCGCAAGCCAAATCCGCGAACTGGGTGTTTTCGAACCCGAATATCTGACCACCACTTATGCCGACATTGAGTTCCAAGACGGCAAAGTCCACTTGGTTGCCAGCAAAGAGCGCGGCACATCCGGTCAGGCGGTCGAAAGTCCGAAACGCACCGTGCGCACCGTCAAAGTGCCGCACCTGCCGATTCATGATGTCGTTCGCGCCGACGACGTGCA